AGCAATAGGTGATGACGGATATTTGATAGGTAAAGGACTCATACCACTTAATGATTAAATTTAGTGAAATAAAAGATATACACCCAGAGGGTTCTATTTGGTTAGGTGAAAATCGTAATAAAAATGATAAAACTCTTTTGCATAATCAAGCATTATCTTTTCACGAGAATTTTCTTGATGTTGCAAAAGATGTTTTTACAGAAGACAAAAGATTTGCAGATGTAACCGAACACGATTGGATGCAACCACTATTTGATAAACTAATGAAATTATTAGAAGATGTTGGATTTGGTAAATATTATGTTGTACAAGCAGATTTAAACAAGGCTACAGATGTTCCATCACATTATCGTATGTTATATATACCTTGTTGTTCTCCAGATTGTATTGACTTAGATATTCAAACTGGTGAAAAAGGTATTTTTAAACTACCACTCAAAGAGGGAAGTTTTATAGTAATGCCTCCCAATTCTGGTATTAGAATTATTGCACCACCAGGCAAAATGTTTTTATCTTTGATTATGGGTATTTGTAAAGATGAGGATTGACAGCATACCATTGTTCCCAACAATGATTTACAAATTTCATATTGACCCAAACTTATATAATAAACAAAGTATAATTGATATTGTAGAAAAGAATTACCAAAAAAATAGTTATAGAAATAAGTTTGATAGTAATAGTGACATACATCATTCATATGCTGATTTTGACAATGATGATTACGATAAACCAGTTTTAGATAAACTAACAGATGTTTACAATAATACATTTACTGAATTTACTAAACAACTAAAATTTAAAAGGTTTGAATATAGTTTAGATAATATTGTTGCAACTAAAGGTTCTCAATATATGGCTCCACATAATCATTTACCAGTTGCAGACTATTCTTGTATTCATTATATAAAGTTTAATAAAGATGTTCATAAACCAACCACATTTAGAAATCCTAGTATGTTTGCTAAAAGTTTACATCATATTAAACCTAAATTTAAACCTAGAATAAATGAAGTAGACTTTTCAATATTTTCTGAAAAACATTTTGTTTTGACAACAGAAGATGATATGATAATTATACCATCTTACTTAGAACACCAAGTAGATAAATCATATAATGACGAAATGAGAATAACTATCGTTACAAATTTAATAGTAAATGACTAAAATGATTATAACAAAAAATGATATATTATCAGAGGAAGATAGGCTTCTTATAGTAAAAGATATACAGTATGAGTTAAAACATAACCCTACTCCAAATAAAATGAAACCTTTATATCAAACAAAGGTTGACATACACAGAAAATATGTTAAAATACATAAACATTGGGATAATTTTTTCAAATCAATATATGATATGTTTATTTTAAACAAGATAGGATTTGGTGCTTTCACAATGTGTTGGGGTATGAAACAATCTAAAGAAACAATAAATATGTATCACACACACCAGAAAGCAGACACTAACGAAAGTCCAGATTTAAGTATCATATATTATGCACAAAATAAATATCCTAAGTATGGAACTTATATAGGTATTGGAGATATGAAAGAGGGAGTACAAAATTCACTTGTAGTTTTTGATGCAAGTATTCCACATAGAGCTCCAGATTTACCTAAAGAAGTTTTAGAAGAAGAAGACAGAATAATAATCGCAATGGATTACATATATGACTAAAAAATACATACACATAAATCAACACAAGATTCGTGCAAATAAAAAACACGGAACAAATGAAGCAGTAATTACTATTAAAGAAGGTCGTAAAAATACTTATTGTCATAGTGTTGAAATACTAGGCCCATCTAAATTATTTTATGGTGGTAATGATAAACCAATTCTACCTTGTGGTGCAAGAGTTGTTATTGAAACAGAAAGTGATTTAAAGATTGATAATAAAGACTATTGATTGGAAAGTTGCAACTCTTTTCGTTCAAAAAAGACACTATAGTGCAGTTATGCCTAGACTAACTAAACATTGGTTAGGTTGTTATCAAAATGAAAAGTTAGTTGGGGTAATAACTTTAGGTTGGGGAACTAGACCTAAACATACCATACAAAAAATATTTCCAGAATTAGATACAAAAGATTATTATGAAATAGGAAAAATGTGTATGGATGAAGATATGCCTCGTAATTCTGAATCTCAAATGTTATCAAAAACATTAAGTTATATACGAGAAAATTTATCCAATATAAAATATCTTTATACTTGGGCAGATGGTATTGTTGGTAAGCCTGGATATGTTTATCAATCTGCAAATTTTTTATATGGTGGATTTGTTTGGACAGATGTTTATATTTTAGATGGAGAAAAGGTACACCCAAGAACATTACAAGGACAATTACCAAATGATGATGGAATGAAGTATGGACACAGACCCAATTCCGAACAACTAAAAGAAATGAAAATTACTAGAGTTTTTGGTAAACAGTTTCGTTACATATATCCTATGAATAAAACATATAGAAAGTATCTTAAAAAATCTACTATGAATTGGAATTTAGACTATCCAAAAGATAAAGACTTGGAATGGAAAGTTAAAAAACCAGAGGACGAGAAATATACTTTGACAAAGGTAATGCCGTTCAAACAAGATAGTGGTAAAGTAAAACATAACTCTACTAATGTAAATAAAGTTGCAGATAAGTATGGAACAGCAAGTTTGGAGGAATTCATTTGATAATATTTAAGAAAGTTAGATGGAAAAATTTATTATCTACTGGTAATTATTTTTTAGAAGTTGAATTAGATAGAAGCCCTACAACACTCATAGTCGGAGAAAATGGTTCTGGTAAATCAACAGTTCTTGATGCACTATGTTTTGTACTATTCAATAAACCATTTAGAACTGTGAGTAAGTCACAACTAATTAACTCTATCAATTTAGGGGGAACTATTGTTGAGATAGAATTTGTAATACAAAAAAATAATTTTAAAATTATTCGTGGTATGAAACCAAATATATTTGAAATATATTGTAATGGTCGTATGATGAATCAAGATGCAAATGCATTAGATACACAAAAGATATTAGAACAACAAATCCTTAAATTAAATTATCGTTCATTTACTCAAGTTGTAATCTTAGGCTCATCTACATTTGTTCCTTTTATGCAATTAAGAAGTAAAGATAGAAGAGAAGTAGTAGAGGATATATTAGACATTAAGATATTCTCATTAATGAATTTCTTATTAAAACATAAAGTAAAAGAAGTTTCAGAAGAACTAAAGTCAATAGAATATGAATTTAGATTATCAAAAGAAAAGATTGATTTACAAAACAAATATATTGAAGATATAAAAAGAAACAAAGAAAAAATTATAGAAGAAAAGGAACATTTGATATTTGATAGTGAAAAGGTTGTGTTATCAGAACAAGAAAAAGCAGATGTTTTAAATGAAGAAGTTAAAAAACTACAACCAGAGGTTTTACAAAAAGATATTGTTAAAGGTAGTATTCGTGAATATCATAAGATGGAAGCTAAACTTTCTAATAGAATAGATGAAAACAAAAGACAAAAAGAATTCTTTGAAAATAACGAATCTTGTCCACTTTGTACTCAAGATATAGAATTAGATTTAAAGAAACAAAAGATAGAAGAAAAATCAAAAAGAATACAAGAACTTAATAGTGGTATAGACAAACTTAAAATAGAACTAAATGATAAAGAACAACTTCTTAAAGGTATAGAGATGTTGTCAAAACAAATTAGAGAGAAAGAAGTTGAGGTTGCAAAGATATGTACTTCTATAACACATATGCAAAAATTAATTACACAAACATCACAACAGATTAATGTTATGAAAAAGGGTGAAGTATCTGAAGAAGATAAAGTTAAACTTACAAGACTATCAGAAAGATGTAAATTACAAGAGGAACAGATAACTAAACTAAGAGAAGATAAGTTTTATGTAGATGTTGCAAGAAATTTATTAATGGACACTGGTATCAAAACAAAGATAATAAACAAGTATTTACCGATTATGAATAAATTAATCAATGGGTACTTGACAAGTATGGATTTTTATGTTAACTTTAAACTGGACAATAATTTTAATGAAACTATTAAGTCCAGACACAGAGATGAATTTAGTTATTCTTCTTTTAGTGAGGGTGAAAAAATGAGGATTGACCTTGCACTTCTCTTTACTTGGAGAGCTGTTGCAAAGATGAAAAACTCAACCAACACTAATTTACTAATACTAGATGAAATCTTTGATAGTAGTTTAGATACTACTGGTACTGATGATTTCTTAAAGATATTGAACACTTTTGCTGACCAAAATGTATTTGTCATAAGTCATAAGGGAGATACAATGTTTGATAAGTTTAGAAGTGTTATTAAATTTGAAAAGGTAAGGAATTTTAGTAAATTATTATGATAAGATTACATAATCACGACTGTTTAGAAGTAATAAAAACAATGATTGAAGATGAAGTATTTGTAGACTCTATCGTTACAGACCCACCCTATGAATTAGGTTTTATGGGAAGAAGTTGGGATTCTACTGGTATTGCATTTCAAAAAGAAACTTGGGAACTATGTTTTAAGATATTGAAGCCAGGTGGACATCTACTTGCATTTTCTGGAAGTAGAACATATCATAGAATGGCAGTTGCAATAGAAGATGCTGGTTTTGAGATTCGTGACCAAATAATGTGGTTATATGGTTCTGGGTTTCCAAAGAGTATGAATGTTGGTAAGGCATTAGACAAGAAACTCGGTAATGAAAGAATTAAAACTGGAGAAAAAAAAACACACTCTAATAAGGGTATAAAACAATCAGAACAAAGAACAGCAATAGGTGCTGGTGCATTTGGTCAAGAGGTAGAGGAAGATGTAACAGTAGGAACAACTGAATGGGAAGGTTGGGGTACTGCACTCAAACCAGCACACGAACCTTTAGTTCTTGCAAGAAAACCTTTATCAGAAAAATCAGTTGTAGATAATGTATTGAAACACAGAACTGGTGGTATTAATATAGATGAATGTAGAGTTGATGGTAATGATGCAAAATATCCAGATTCAAATCCAGACTTTCGTGACCAAGGCCGTCAATCAAAAGAAAATATGGGTATTGATAAATTAAGTTTTGGTCAAACAGAAAATGTAAAAAGAAAAAAAGTTGTTCGTAAAACAAGAGATGAAAATGGTGTATGGACAGATGATAACTCTGGTATGAAAGCAGAGGGTAGTGAATATGCAGATGCAGACCCTAGAGGTAGATTTCCATCAAATATAATGCACGATGGAAGTGATAGTATAAAAGAATTGTTTGAAGATAAATCAAGATATTTCTATTGTGCAAAAACATCAAAGGCAGAAAGAAATCAAGGATTAAATGATTTTGAATCTAAAAAGATGGGTATGTCTGGTGGAGCTCAAAGTAAAGGTGAGGGTTATGATAAAGGACAAGGTATTGGTTTAAACAGAGTTGTTGAAAGAAAAAATACACACCCAACAGTAAAACCTATCAAGTTAATGAAATACTTATGTAGATTGATTACACCAAAAGGTGGTACAGTATTAGACCCATTTATGGGTAGTGGTTCAACTGGTATGGCTGCAAAAGAAGAGAACTTTGAATTTGTAGGTATAGAAAAAGAAGAAGAATATTTTAATATTGCGAGTGCAAGAATAGAATCAGTAGAAACTAAATCCACACTAGAGGGGTTTTATGATTAAAAAGATTGGTGTATTATGTTTATTACCATCATTTGTTTTCGCAACAAATCCTTGTGATTATGATAGTCAAACTGTATCAACATATCAAGGAACGATTGAATCTATTAAAATAGAAGAAAGAGCAGTATTTCCATATTATGAACAAACAAAAAAATGTGTAGTATTAGTTCAAGGTAAAGTACAAGGAAAGTGGCATTATACTTCTCAAGATTATATTTTTACATCAGATATGTCAGAAAATGAAGCTTGTGATAATGCAGTAAATAAAGCAAAAGATGTATTACTAAAAAAGTATGTTCCAGAGATAATAGAAACAAAACAAAATTTAAATTGTCAAGTCTTGACAAATCCAAGAATTGAGTGTACAATAGAGACACTTAATGTTGTAATGCCAGGGTTGGGATTACAAGAAGTTAAACTTAAACAATGTAATAGGTGATATATGAATAAAAGAAAAGGCATTTTAACCAATGTTTTAATTTTATGTGGAGTTTTTGCTCTACTTATATTTACACAGTCTTGTGGTACTGTTTCTGGATTCGGCCAAGATATAAAAGATGTATCTGGTTGGGGAAAAGAGAAACTACAAAATTCTGATGAAGAGGAGGTGATTAATTATGAAGAAGAAGTTATTTAGCATCTTGCCTCTCATCGCACTAGGTTCTTGTGCAACAAAAGTAGATGTTGACCCTTTGGTTGAAACACCAGAGATTCAACAACAAATACAGAAAGTTGAAAGTACATCTAGTGTTATACCAAATTGGTTCAAAGAACTTCCAGAAGATGAAAAAATGATTTACTCATCTGGAACTGCAATCGCACCAGATTTACAATTA